TAGATGCGTTATCAAAGTCTCAGTAGACAAATTTTCCCCGCTTTCTTCTGCAAAGGGACATCCTCCTAATCCGGAAAGACTGGTATCAAATTCATTAATACCTTCAAACAATGCTATTTTTACTAGGCTAAGTGCTGGTTCTTCTCTACCTCTATGGTGCAAATGCAGTGCCGGTTTAATTTCTAAATTTCTACAGATTTCTGCGAACATCTTAACATCTTGCCTTATACCGACCCCTACGGTATCACAAAAAACTACAGTATCTCCGAACATTTTCGCATCACGAACGCAAGATTTGATTGTTTTAGTTGAGAAATCTCCGGAGTAGGGACTACCAAAAGCCATAGATAAATACACTCTAACATTTTCTTTTGGGACCTTATCCATGAAGGTCTTATACATTAGAACAATCTCGCTTCTTGTCTTTCCCATATTTTTTAGATTAAATTCCTCACAAGGGGAAAAAACAATGTTTATTTTTTTCACTCCTATCTCTTTTGCTCTCTCATATCCCTTCTTGTTCATCACAAGAGCAGAACCCTTAGTAAACACCTTTTCGGCATCAGCCATCTGAGGAAGGATTCTAGGATTAGCGAAACTTATTTCTTCAACTTCTTCAAAACCGGCAGAATATAAAGACGAAATTAATTCCCTTTTCTTTTTCGTGGGAATAAACTCTTTTAGAGATTGCAGACCATCTCTAGGAGAGACCTCTACAATCTTAACCTTCATTGAGGTCCTCTCCTAAGACCGCTCCAGCACATGTCATCTAATTCTTTCGGATTTTCAAAAATAATAAAGGTATCTTTTGAAGGAGGAGTTGCCATCCACACAACAAAAAAACCGACAACAAAAGACATCCAAAACAAAACCCAAAGACTCACATACAGCCCATATCAGTGTAGAAAATAAACTTTACTGAAATCAACCAATCAATCCTAGGTTTGTCAAAGCAGTTATCAGTGCATTGATGGCATCAGCGTTTGCTTCGGGGTTGGCAGGATTTCCAGTAGATGAAAGAGAATCAACACTAGCAGGAGCCGCCGGTTGTGAAATAGCAGTTGTTCCAAAGAAACCCATTTGTTTAGCACCAGTAGCACTATTACCCGACCTTTTCATTTCTAATATTTTATCTGTTGCCGACACCAACATAGCACTAATATTTCCAAAAGAAATATCGAATACTCCTGTATCTCGTTGCCCTATCTGCCAAATTGGGTCATCAATCGTTGCACCATCAACAGGCGAGGAATTGTCGTTTTGGACTTGTATTTGCCCAAAACTGTTTATTCTAACATTTCCATTATTCCCTTGCACTCTTACAGGGAAATTATCATTGGCTCCGTCAATATGTAAGAAATGTTCCGGTGCAGATGTCCCAATACCGACCTTCCCGTCCGAAAGTATTCTCATATGCTCAGTTGAAACAGTGTCGTCATTTTCATTGATAGCAGCAGTCCCAAATGTCAAGTCGGCTCCCTTATCACTTGTTCCGTGTGCTTCTGCCGCTAATGCAGCAATATAAGCAGAGGATTCTAAAACCGATGAAGGGACATTTCCATCTGTGGAATCAAAACCTATTCCTCCTAGTAAATCAGTGTCGGAAGTTGAAGTATCTTCTCTCACAATCATAATGCCGTTATTTCCGTCAGCACCTGTATGGCTAACTTGAAGTTTGTTCTTTGGAGAAGAAGTCCCAAAACCTACCCTATCATTTCCAGCATCTGCAAATAGTAAATTAGCATCCGAAGAACCCTCCACTCTAAAATTCACATCACTTGCACCCTCATTGACTACTGCTTCAAATCCTCCTAATCTAAGAATTTCCGTAATAGCACCTGCTCTCATAACATGGAATCTCATCCTTCCTCTCTCATCACTATCTGTGGCAACATGGGCATCTGTGGTAATAGCCCCATAAAGAATATCTTCATTTGCGTCGTTATCTCCTTGAAATGCTATTCTGCCAATATCAACTGTTGGGTCGGATGGATGAGAACCTGTTCTTGTAAATGTTAAGTTTGGCTCTGTTGTTGAAGTCCCAGTATTTTCAATAAGAATGGTAGGCTCACCTGCATCTGCATCACTAAGATGAAGCATTTGTGTTGGCGAAGAAGTGCCAATACCAATATTACCATCATCGTCTATTCTCATTCTTTCTGTTTCGGAACCATCACCTGTTAAGAATCGTATTCCATGTCTTGAATCACTAGCAATATCCATGCCGATAAAAGCAGAACTACCTGTTCTTTCAAGAGTAATTCTTCCTGTTTGGTCATCTGTGGAGTTTGGAGAAATTAAGGAAATGCCCGTCCTACCAATACTACTACCAACATCTTTTGAAATGACTAATTCCGCATCATTTTTATCAGTGCTTAAAATATTTACTCTCCCGCTCCCGTGAGGAGTCAAATTGATATTTGCATTTGAGTTGGTGGTAGTAATATCAATGCTATTAGCATCACAACTAATTGTCCCCATTTCGGTATAAACCCCGCTATTATCTCTAGCAATACTAAAAGAATTAGCAGTTTTTGTAGTGGTCAAAAATTGCACATGGCGTTGAGTTGTAGTTTCTCCCGCACCTAATCTTAGAACGGCGATAGGAATGTCTGTAGTAGCAGGATTAGGAACAATATCGGTAATGATTGTTCCGCCGTTGTTCTTCAATTCAAGAGCATTTGAAGAATTAACGACAAGAAGGTAATAGGCGAAACCCGATGTAGGCTCCTCAAATGCGGCAGGAGTTCCTTGAGTGAAGTTTGCTGTAGAAACAGCCGCTTGTAGAGCCCCGTTACGGACGACCCTTCCAGCCGCTACAGAGAATTGGGTTTTACCGCTAGAATCGCTTTGAGTAATATCAAAATCATTTCCTTCAATGATAGCATAGTTTCCTTGTGTAGCGATATTCAAGGCATGAAACAATGCGCTATGTGGGAAATCTGTTCCGTCTACTAAACCGCTAATTGTAGGGTCTACACCCATTCTACTAAATCCTCTGTTGTTTGCACTACTCGTCATCATTCAACCTCCAATGTTATGAAGAAATCTACATTTTCTGTAGAGAATGGTCCAACACCTTCAAAATTTAGTCGGGTTAGCATTTTGCTGAAATCTGCGTTGAATATACCTAACTCTCTTATGGTATATCCAGCGATTGAACCCCCCGCTATTGTAAACTTGAAATCAACTACATTCTCATCCGATTTTGAAGAGGTAATTGTAGATACATCAAAAATGGGAACATCTAAATTAGTGGTGATGGGGCTACTGTTATTCCCTCCAACACCCACTCTAGCCTTAGTGTAGGTTGTTTTTAAATAAGTAGCCAAATCCTCTCTAGCACTATCTGTAATCAAAAGTCCACATCCCTAATTGTTGTAGTTGTTATTGCTGCTGTCCCCATTGGGATGCTGAATCCAATTGTTCGGACGAAGCCAATCTTATTAGTTGTTGCCGAAGCCTCTCTCTTTTGAATCAAAAGTTTGCGTTCTCTCAATGAAACCAAGTCCAAAAGGGAGACATTTTCTTCGGACTGAATGAGGTCTCTTGAACGGAGTTTTGCTTTGTTAGAGTTTGTGGTAATAAGTAATTCAGCGAATCTATCTTCCATACCCTTTGAGAATTTTCCGAGTTCCATTTTTATAAACCCATCAATTTGATGCTTCATTTCTAAAATTTGATATTGGTTCTTTGGGATATTTTCTTGAATCAATTCAAAAGAAATAGTATCCCCTGCCCTAAGTTGGCTAAAATTAGTATGTCCCAACTCAATGCTGATTCTTTCATTTTCTTTTGAATGAAGTCTTAACAATTCCGTAGCCTTATCATCCACATCCTCTTGTGTGAAAATACTAGAGTCTTCCACCTCCAAAGTTTTCTTACCCACCCTTTTGATGCTACGGAGATTACTTTTCTTGGAGACATGGCTGGAACCGTAAACAATAATTTCATTGTAGAAATCAAATAATCCACTGGATTTCTTGAAATCCTTAATCTGTAGTTGTTGGTTCCTATCGGAGATAAACAGTGAAGGGCGTAAATCAACATCATCGGACTCTTTAATCTTAAATTTGTCATCTTCGTAAATCAATTCTTTGTCTTTTCTTTTGAGGATATAGTTGATAGCAGAGAACAAATTCACACTCTTAAAATTAGGTGCTAAGAAAAGAGGATAGGTTGAATCCGGTATCTCGTATTGGATATCGTTGGATTCTAACAAATCATTCAACATATTATCTGCTTCATGGCTGATGTTCACAACCGAACCAATCATGGCTCTTTCTATAGGGGGAACAATATTTGAAGCAGTTGTAATTGTAAAAGTTTCAGACATAGAGACAAGACCATGTTTCTCTTTCATCTCTCCGAATTCAATGTAAGAACCTTGATTTGTTCCTAAATATCGCTGATTAATTGAAGTTTTGTGTTTGTTTATTCCATCTGTGATACACATGGTAAACTGATTTTCGTATAAAGATTCTACATCCGAGAGAATGACATAGGCCTCTGTATGGGTCCTAGGGACGACCTCTTCTCTATTGCTCAAGAGAAATTCGCTTTGTGCGTCTGTATCAACCAAAACATACATGGATAGAACCGCTTCATTGTGTCCGATATTACCCCCAAGTGGTGAATCTCTTTCCCCCGAACCAAAGCCTAAAGCGTAATCTCTTGTTGTAGAGTATGTTTTATCTTCATAGGCCATCTTCGTGTATTCACTAGACAGAGTATTTAGTTTGATTTTGTTAGGCGTGAAATCATAAAAGGCTGTTTCGTTAGGTTGCATAATTCTGTAAAAGCCATCTGC